GGGGTATGCCTGAAGAACTCACCCCGTTTTTGCCCCTCCAAGAACTGAACCTTCAGGAACATAGCCACTTTCCCACCGGGGCGGACGCTTTCAAGCGCCCTTTGAACAAATTCAAGCCCCATTGAATATGGCGGGTTTGTGATTATATCGCCTTCAAAATCGTCCAGCGTTTCCTTCAGGAAATCCAACGGTTCAGGATCACCGAAGCCCCGGTAAATCAGATCAGTTGAAATGACTTCATAACCGTGGGCCTGAAGCACCTTGGAAATATGGCCTTCCCCACAGGCCGGTTCCCAAATGACCGGGGAAAACTGTTCCAGTTCCAGAAGCATTTCCACGGCCCTTGGATCGGTGGCGTAGTAATCAAATGCTTCTCGTTCTTCAGGAACATGGTTGGAACTGCCCAAAGTGGTGAACACCTTCTTGGAACCACTCATTCTGTGTCACCGCCTTTCACAAATACACGGGTTTTCCGGTTTCTGATCCACTTTGGAACCGTTGTGAAGCCACAGCGTTTTGTGATCTGCCTGGAAAACTCAATCTTGGAAAGGGCTTGGAAGTTGTTTGCAATGCAATATTCCTTATACCGGCGATACACGGAATCGGTGGCTTCATTTTCAATCCCGTCAAGGCCCACTTCATTGATGAACCCAATAATGGGGTTGTTGTTTTCCTCATATTCGTCCAACTGCCCCTGAACTCTGCTGGAAGTGGTGAACTTTGCGTTCCCAAGAACCCGCTTCAACCCCTGAAGGCCAAGCAAGGCCAGATATTCCATAGAACCCTGTTCACACAATTCATCCTTGATGAACGGGCGGAAGTCAGCATCATTGGGGGTGAACTTGGCATCGAAGGGAACGATCACCAAACGCCGCTGAACGGCTCCGGTTTTATCCTTGATACGGGGAATATTGTTGGCGCTGAACAGGAACTTGGAATAATTGTTGAACTCAAAAGGATCTTGGCCTTTGCGCTCCACATTCACCCGATCACCCGTGACCAGCTTCTTGAACACGGAAGCATTGGCAATAAATTCATCACCAATATCATCACCGATGTTCGCCAGCTTGCCGAACAGTTCAGCGGTTTTGAACCTATCGCCCAATTCCTTCAGGTCAAGGGAAGCAATGTTCTGATCCCCAAGAAGGTTCTTCACCACATGAAGGAAGGTGGATTTGCCGTTGCTCTTATCGCCAATCAGGATGAAGGCTTTGCCAAGTTCATTGCGACGGTACATACAATAGCCCACCATTTCTTCCAGCAAGGCCCGGACTTCAGGATCATCACAGGCCAGCCGGTTCAGGGTATGATCCAACAGATCATCATGGGCGGCGGGGTTGTACGGCCACGGGATTTTGTTTGTAATGACCACATCCGGGGTGAACTCTTTGAAGGAACCATCCCGGATATTGTAAAGGCCGTTGCTGAAAGCAATGATATTCGGGTTGGTGGCCTTGGTGTTTTCCTCAATCATGATTTCCAGATAGGACAGGACTTCCGAACGCCACGCCCGTTTCAGGTTGCTGATCAGCTTGATCATGGCCCCTTCAATCTCACCGGCACCGGAAACATAGATACCATCCTTGTAAATGTGAAGCTGGTTATTGATCTTCACAATATGGTTGTTGTTCTTTAGGTAGGTGGCGAACTTATCAAACAGGAAGGTTTTATCCCGGAAGAAGGATGTTTTCTTGAAAGCATCATCCCGAAGGATCACATCAAGTTCCTTGTCGGAAAGGGGCTTCTTCAGCACATAACGGTTAATCAGCCTGATACATTCACGGGCTTCTTCCTTGGTAAAATCGTCACTTTGAAGGGTCAGAATGTAGTTGAACAGGGTTTGGTTCCGCCCATCACCTTCACCAAGGTTCGGGAAATCATAGTTGCTTTTCACCGGGGTTAGCCACTTGGGAAGTTCCTGAATCTCCCCTTCAGGGAAGTCATACAGAATGGGCCGTTCCACGCCACCAGACTTCAAGATTTCATAGCTGTTATTGGCTCCAACCTTTCCATCCGTGGTGATACCCACGGCCAAGGTGCATTTCGTCCAGCTTTTTTTAACACCACAGTTCTTGAACAAGAAGTGTTTTCCCCGTGTGGTGGCGTACACTCTGCACTTCAGTTCTAAATCCTGAACAATTCTGAACAAAAGTTCAGATGTTTCCGCATCATCCACATCAATCAGGATGGTTTCTTCCCCAAGAATACCGGCGTATTCATCAAGGTCTTGGACTTCAGAACGGGTTTTCAGTTTTTCAACGCCTTTGAACTTTTCAAGGCATTGTTTGTTTCTGGTAGGCACATAGCCCCTAAACAGTTCCATGCTTCAACGCTCCCCCCCCCCCGAAAGGTTTTATTGTTCATCGTTCCACCCCAAAATCTTTCAGGCGATCCCAAGCAACATCAATGTAATATTGCTTGTCCAGTTCATCCGGGATGGGAAGGTTGGTCACATCATCATTGATGAAGAAACAATGATCCGGGGTGTTGCCGAACTTTTCAGGATTCTTTTCCCGGCCCTTGACGATTTTCCCGGAAACCTTGAAGATTCCGCCCTTGCTCTGATCCTTGGAAGCAAACACCCGGAAAGTTTTATCCGTCTGAACCTCACCACCGCTGAAGCGGGTGATTTTCTTGGAACGGCCTTTTTCATCCCTGATCTTGGCTTCCATAATCATCGGGGAATAAAGGGCGTATTTGTACTTGCTGGACACCTTCACCACCTTCTGAAAATCCCGAAGATCGGAACATTCCATGATGGTTGTTTCCGGGCTGATCCCCTGAAGGAAATAGTTCACAATGGCCCGGTTGACAATGGGAAGGTCATAATCCAGATCGGACAGTTTTTTGACATAGGCACCCTTGCACTTCCAGCGGGGTTTCCCTTTTTCGTCACGAAGCGGCCCGGAAGGAACAATGATGTAATTGTTCACATCCTTCTGATACACCTTTTGAAATTCATCAAATTCAAGGCGCATCCCGGTTCTTTGCTCCCATTCCCAGCACAGATCGTCCAGCATTTCAAAATCTTCATACCGGCGAAGTTTGACCAAAATACCATCCGTGTTGCTCTGGATGATTTCACAATGATCTTCCAGCCGTTCAATCAAATCCAGAAGAAGAAGCTGACCGCCCACACAAACATTGTTGGCTTGCCGGGGGTCATACATGGCGTTGTGCTTATCTTTCATAGCGCCATAGGTGCTGTTCAGAACGATTTTATAAGGCTGTTGCATGGGGTTCTTCTCTGCCTTCAGCTTCAGGCGGGTGTGGTAGATTTCCGCATACTTGGAAGGATCGTGAACATTGCGGGAAAGCCACTTATAAACCAGCATCAAAGATGGGTAATAGGAAGCCACATCCACATTGACGAACCAGCCTTCCCCGTGATATTTGGGAATGGCCCCATGAAGGCCACCCCAAGCGAACACATGGGGAACCCCGGCCACATCCAGTTCAAGGGTTTTGGAATAGTCACGGTTCAGGGGGTTTTTGTACCAGTTCAGAACTTCCGTGTATTTTTCGATCCGCAAGCTGGACGGGAACTCAATTTCAAATTCATCATTGTGTTCCCGCTGAACGGCTCCAAGGATTTTGGCGGAAAGCTGGGCCTTGGTGCGGCCAATGTCGGAAATAGGAAGATGGAACGCCTTCACAAGTGACATTTGGGCATCAAATTCATCTTCCTTCCGCCTTAACCACACTTCCACCGTCTGTTCCACATCATGGCGGCAATACTTGACCGTTTCGGCCAATTCTGCTTCAGTCAAAGACCGGTCAATGTCGAAGGGAACAGAAGTTTCTTTGATGGAATGGCCCATGAACGCTTCCAGCGCCTTCAGGCTGATTGGCGGGTTCGGCATCACATCATAATTGATCAGCGGGTATTCCCTGAACAGGCTTGAATATCTGTAACCGGGTTTGTCCTCTGCAATGATCCAATCGTTCACAGGCTTTGGATCAAACCCACACAGAATGGCCTTTAGGATGTACTGATCATAGTTCCGGGAATTGTAACCGGCCCAAATCACGCCCTTGTGTTCCTCATAGAAACGCTTCAGCTTGTCGGGATCATTGATAATCACGGTTTCTTTCCGGGCGTTCAGGTCGATCAGGACAACCAACCAGTCATACCGGAAAACCTCAAAATCATAGAAGATCATCAACTCACATCCTTTCAGCTTTTGTGAAATCGGTCAGCGTTGCCGCCTTATCAGCCCCGCCACGGGAAGGCTTTCACTTGGGGCCATTGTGGGGCCGAAGCCCCACAGGTTGTGCTTGAAAGTTAAGGTTCAAAACCGCATCAAGCACTATTTGTGCTCGATTTGATTATAAAAAATCTGCGGTCAGTTTTCAACCTCAAAAACCTCCTCAACAGTGATGGAATTGAAGCGGGAATCATCATAGTCCACCGCATATTCCAAGGTTCCATCAATAGCTTCCGCCACATCAAGAACAAGCTGGGCAAACTGCTTGTAGCTGGTGAAGCTGATAGGAACACCGGAATCCAGCTTTTCAAGGAAGCCCATAGCGGAAGCGATCATGTTCTTGTCATTTTTGGTGCCGTAAAGGACACGGTTCATGAAAAGGCGCTGGTTCTTGAACTCACCGGACAGGATTTTGAAGGACACGGCCAGCATGGGGCGGTTGGGATCGGCCTTGGTGCCTTTGATCTCCATGCTTTCCAGCTTCACTTCATACTTGCCAGCGGGAATGGTGGGGAAATCACCGCCGCCGTTCTTCTTGGCATCCTCCACATCAGCCTGAAGGCCCTTCAGATCAACAGAACGATCAATCTTGTCAAAATCAATAGCCATAGTTTTTTACCTCCAAAAATGTTGTTTTTTATATTTGGTTGGAAAGAATTTTTCCAATTTCCCTGACTGCATGGGCGATCTTCTCACGGTTTATCCGTTTTTCTTGAAGAACACCCGTGATAACTGCGGCTTCCGTCTGAATGTCCTGAAAGGCTCTGTGATTACTTTCAAGGTCAGCTTCATAGGAAGCAAGGTCTGTGTTCTCACCGGCCTTGGCCGATCTGACTTCTTCATCAGCCTTTTCAGCGTATTCCCGGAAATACTTGGCCGCTTCATAGCCCATGTGCTTTTCAACCAGATATTCAAAATCACGGGCCTTGAAAATGGTTTCAGGCTTCCCGGCAATCATCAGCACATCAGCTATTATTCTTCACGCTTCTTCCGGGTACGGCGGGGCGGGTTAGCATCCGTCTTGGGTGCGGGTTCCTCTGCCTGTGCCTTGGGGCGATCCCACAGGGGGCAACCATCGGGGCCGCCTTCCTTGTGGCAACGGTGGCCAGCGTCAATGGACGGACAAAGGGGGATTTCCGGGTTCTGATCGTGCTGTCTGAAAATGCGTTCACCGTCCGGGCATTTGGGAAGATCGTTCCAAGGCGGGGTGTCACCGGTGGCCGGTTCATCAACAGGAACAGAATCATCCTTTTCACCGCCGCCCGGTGTCCAAGTTCCATCAGGATCACCACAAGCCGCCTTTGCCGCATCTTCAGCCGGATCATAGTTACCAGCCGGGGGCGGGGTTACAGTCTTGGCCTTTCTGCCCCTTCTGCTGGGCGCTGTGGTGGGCGTGTCGGTGGTTTCAGGTGCGGGGGTAGCCGGGGCATTGCCGCCACGCTTCACGGCTCCTGCGGCCTTCTGGTTGGCTTCCTCGTAGACTTCACAGAAAGCGTCATAGGTCAGCGGGATTTCCTTATCACGGACAGTCAAACGGCCACCGCCGAAGATCACTTCAGAAGTCTTGAAAGACAGCACCCGTTCATCATCGTCCGCCACGATACGGGCCACCAGATCAACCATACCGGCCACCTTGTTTGCCACCTTATCCTGAAGGTTCGGCTTGATGGAACTGATCTTATCGCCGCCCTTGCGGGTCAGGTCACGGCTTCTGTCCTCATGGCTGATCAGGATGATGTTTTCATAGTCCAGATTCACAAGCCGCTTCAGGGTGTTCAGGAACTCGCTTCTGACCATATCCCACGCACGGAAGGAATCATCAGATTCATGCTTCCAGCCCTGACGGTCACAGATGTAAACCCGGCACGATTCATAAACATCTTCCAGAAGGTCAACCACGATGGTTCGGAAATCGTTCTGTTTCTTTTCCAGTTCGGCCACGGCATCCATGAACACTTCATAGGCCAACTTGCGCTTGGTGATACGGCCTTCCACCGTAACGGTGTCACGAATGGCAATATAGGGGGCATCCACAAACTTGATGTTGCCATCCGTGTTCAACATCAGGGGATCGGGGAACTGATTGGCAAAGAAGGTTTTGCCGCTGAAGGGTGCGCCGTAAAGCCACACAACCTTCTTCTTGGTGGCGTTCAGATCACGGCGTTCATTCTTGGGAAGTAACATATAATCCCATCCTTTCTGACAATATTCTTCATACTCACACCATCCACAAAAATGGTTTGGGTTCTTGGGAAAGTCTGTGGCTTCAACCATGTGCTTCACATCGGTCAGGAAGTCCACAATCTTCATGGGGTTGTACTGAACCGGCATCAGCGTTGGTTCAGAATCTTTCAAGGCCGCTTGCAAGCGGTCACGGAATTGGGAAAGGGTTTCGGTGCTTTTCTGCCTGATCTTGGGCTTGGGAACAATCAGGAAATACATATTTCTGATCCGGTGGCCGGGATGGGTCAGTTCATACCAATACTTGTATTCGTGAAGCTGACCGGAAACGGCGTAGTTCTTGGCGTTGTTGGAATACTTGAAATCGTACAGATCAAACAAGGTTTCATTGGTTCTGGAATCCCAACCACAGGGCCACAGGTAATCCATAAAGCCGATGAAATCGCCGTTCCCAATGGGCAATTCAAAGGAACCACCGGGCGGCAACATGGCCTTTGCCTTGGGGATCATGGCTTCCAACTTCATCATTTCATGAATGTGATCATCCGTCAGAACCGGGAAGCTGTTCTTGTAGAAGTCAAGGGCTTGTTCAACCCCTTCTTCAATGCCGGTGTGAAGGGCGGTGCCAAGGATCAGGGCGTTGTCTGCGTCCGTGTTCGGGATCGTGTCTATCCCTTCCACATATCGCAAGCGGTATTTGTATGGGCATCTATCAAAGACTTCAACCCGGCTGTGGGAAACTCGCATTGTTTCACCCCTTTCACAATAGTCTTGAAGGCTTCAAAGCCTTCCGGGTAAAGGATGAACCCGAACCCCTGTGAACCGTTGATTTGGGCCAAATTACGCTTCTGAAGCACAGATGGGGTTCCATCGGTGGCCTTCAGCTCCACTTCAAGGGCAATGCCCTTCACGGTGATCCGCATATCGGGAAGGCCGCTTTTCACATACCGGCTTCCACCCCAACGCTTTTCATAGAAGCCACAGGGCGGGGCGCTCATGCGGTCAACAGGTTCACCCAAGGGGTATATCCCTTCAGATTCCAGCCATTTCTTCAGGCGATTTTCAAAGCTTTTTTCACCGGCCATCGGAATCACTCCCAAGGTACGGTTGAATACTTTGCATCCGCTTTTTACAGCGTTTGCAAATGTAGTGGTAAATGGTGGTTTCATCTCCCCGCCCGGTTCCGCCGCTGAAATGATAGCCGTTGCTGATCCAATCATGCTGTTCACAGGGGCAAAGGATTTCTTCAAGTTCTTTGATCCGTGCGGTATGGGCCAGCAATTCAAGTTTTCTTTTACCGAACATCGGCTTCACCTTCTTCCTGTTTGGGAACATAGTCCTTTGCGGCTTTTCCCGGTTCACAATGCCAATGGCGGAAACAGCAATGGGGAATGGTGCCAATGACGGAACAATAACCGGGTTCATCGTGAACACAGGTAGCGCAAATATCAATCTGCTTTTCCATCGGCTCACCCCTCCAACATCTGAATCAGGCTGTGAATACCTCTGACTTGGGTGAAACCCTGAATCTTCCCCGTTCCAGCGTAGAATTGAAACAGTTTATCATCAGACTTCCGCCAACAATGGAAGTGGCCTGTTTGCTCATTTTTCAGTTGGTATTCAATGCCGTGGGCTTCAAACTGTTGAATGGCATAGGCGATCCGGTCGGGGTTCTTTGCAACCCGTTCTAAATGAACCTGTTTGGCATGATCCTTCAGGGCATCCCATAATTCATCCCTTGCCATCGGATTCACCACCCCTGAAACTCCCATGGGTTTCAATAGAAATTGAAACACTTCCAAGCACCCGGCGAACATTCCAACGCACTTCATCAGAAATTGTGGTTCTGATAGTGTCCTGAACCATTCTTGCTATAAGAGAATCCATATTGGTTTCATGAATAATCCGATCAATAGCTCGATCAACTTTTTCAGAAACAATTTCTTCCACAAAGCCTTTGATGGTTTCTCGGTTGATCCCATTATCCGCCAGCATTTGGGTTAAAATCTTCCGAAGTTCGATCTGTTCAACGGTCATTACTGCCCACCGCCCTTCAGGGTGATCTTCACATAACCGGCCTTGGCGGTGGTCTTGGAACACTCGGAAGCAATGTCCGGGTATTTCTTCTTCAGCTTGGCGGAATCAATGCTGGTGGCATTGGTGGGCTTCACAAGGGTAAGGTTCAGAACATCGGATTCAAACTTATCCACGCCGAACTTCACCATTGCTTCATACAGCTTGGCCTTCATTTCCTTTTCCTGATCCTCAATGGCCTTCTTGTGGGCGGTCAGGGAAGCAATGGCGTTCAGGGTGGCAAGCTGGGTGTTCTTGAACTCCTGAAGGGCCGTTTCTTCATCGAAGGTGGCCGAACCACAGGCGTTCGGGTTTTCCTGACAGGAATCAGGGCAAGTGTGGAACTCCGGGCATTTGTGGCAACACCCATCAAATTTCCCACGGGGGCAAGCGTTTTCACATTTGATCATTTTTCTGGTTCTCCTTTCAGATAAACATTCAACTGCTTCAGGCCGAAGGCGGAAGCGGCTTCATGGTTGTCAAAATAAATGTCGATCTGGTTTTCACCGTATTTGTCAATCACCCATTGGGCGGGGCGATCCTGAACGATGTATTCACCCAAGCCTTCCACTTCCACCACGGTTCCCAAGGGAAGCGGGGAAGCACAGGAAACACCGGCTTTCAGTTCCACACCAGCGGCACCATATACAATGCCGTTGGGCCGGTTCTTGGCCCATTCACCGCAACACTTTTCACAGGAACAATAGGCGGTAATTCTGAAACTGCCCAACAGCACCGGTTCAGGTTCGGCGGGTTCTTCCACCAGCGGAGTTTCCACCGGCTCCAAGATCACATCCGGGGTCACGGCGGTAAGCTGATCCGGTTCAATAGGGGCATCCGGGGCCTTGCTGTTGACAGCAGAACAGCGCCCAAATATAAACCCCATTGCAAGGCCCATCAGAAGGGCCACAAGGAACATCCGCCTGAACCGCTGGTTAAGGGCTTTGCGGCGCTGTTGCCGCTTGCTCATACTTTCTGAATAGTTCATCGGTATAGTCCTTTCTCATTTCCAAAGTGGAAAGAATATCTTCTTCAACCGTTCCCGGACAGATCATCAGGTAATAGAAACAGGGCCTTTCTTGACCAAGGCGGTGAATACGCTTTTGGGATTGCTCCCACAGTTCCGAACCTTGGGGAAGGCTGAAGTAAATGATTTTGTTGGCAAGCTGGAAATTGCCGCCCATTGCACCGGCTTGATACTGAATGAAGGTAATGCTGTTGTGCTGGTAGCGGTAAGCATCCAAGTTCTTTTCTTCACCGGAAAGAACAGACACAGGGCGGTTCAGGCCCTTGGCGATCCCCTTCAGGCGTTCCATTTCTTCCGTGAAGTTATAGAACACGATCAAGCGATCTTCCGTGCTGTTCGCCAAATCCCGGAAGGCTTCATAACGGGCCGGGTTGTATAGGCCGCAAAGCTGACGGGCATAAAGGCGGCGGGTCAAGCTGGTATCGCCAATCAGTTCCCGTTCACAATGGGCATTGGAACCGTAGAAATCAGCATCCAGTTCAAATTCACCAAGGTTGGCGCTGTCAATCGCAACATAGCGATCATTCCAGAACTTCCAATAAAGGGGTGAAGGGCGGGTTTTGACCTTGATCCAGTTCCGTTTTGGAAGGCTGATCCCGGCCTGTTCGGTAGTCATGAAAACGGCCCCATGTTCGGCCAGCTTCATCTTCAGCCGGTCAACATTCTTATAGCCGGTAATCTGCTTCCGCCAAAATCCATCGGTTTCAACCCATTCCGTTTGAATGTACTGCTTCCAGAACAGTTCTTTTGAAATCTTCCACCCCAACAGTTGGCATTGGCTCCACAGGTTTTCATACTTGCCGCCCGTGGGGGTGCCTGACAGAAGGATCACATTATCCGGTTTCAGCCCAAGAATGAACTTTGACCGTTTGGCGTTCTCATTCTGGATCAGGGAACTTTCATCCAACATCAGCGTGAAGCCGGTCAGGGTTTTCAGCACATTCCGCCTGAAGGTCAGTTCATAGTTGATCACGCCACAAATCCGATCCGGGTTATCAACTTCCATTGCGGCCTTCATGAACCAATCAAATTCATTTTTCTTGGTCATGTCATAAATCATCCAACAATGATTCATGGCGTAATTTTCTGTCATGTGTTCAATCCAGTCTTGAACCTTTGAACATTGACACACCAGAAGATTTACACGGCTGTTCAACTTCAGGGCTTTTTCGGAACCAACAAAGGTTTTCCCAAGGCCCATATCAAGGTAATAGGCCACCCGGTTCTTCCCCTCGGTTTCATCAAGGGCCTGTTGTTGGTGCTGGAATAGGTTAATCATTGATCTGAATGGAAGCACCCAAAACCTTCTTGGCGTGGGTGGTGGAACCGAACAGCTTCTTGACCACAGCGGCACAGAAACCGGAATAGTAGTCATAGGAATCCGCTTCCCCACAAGAAACAATGGTTTTGGTGTTGTCGGCCCACAGAATGATTGTCTTGGGGCCGCTGTAAATGACCTTCTTGATCTGCGGAAGGCCGGTCTGACGGGAACGGCGGGTGTGATTTGCAACGCCGAAGGTGGCGTTAAGATCAGCCTTGATATATTCCATCATGACATCCGGCAGAGTACCCGCCGCAACCACCTTGGATTCAGAGAACCAAAACAGGCCCTTGGAACTTGCGTCATTCGTCTGCTGAAAAAGTTCCACGCCAACCTTCTTGTTCTGCGAAAAGTAATTCTTCACCTTGCCGATGTAGCCGGTGAACTTGCCGCTGTATTCCGCATCGGGCAAGATTTTAACGATCATACCGATCTGAAGCATATAAACCATCCTTTCATCGGTGAAGCCATTCACGGCGGATATACTGAATCGCCGTTTCAAAGCCTTCAGACATTTCAGCGGGGCAATCCGGGTTGTGCTGGGCGCTCCGCAACTGCTTAATTGCCTTCTTCAGTTCGCCACGGGTGGCGTTAGGCGTGTAGGGGGGGGAATCAGGCGCAACCACATAGATAATGGCGAAGAAGCAAATCATATCAATGTTGGTGGCGTTCCTGATCAAATCCAACAGTTCATCACGGGTGTTGTCCATCGTTGTTCCCCTTTCAGGCCGTAAGGCCGAAGAAGGAATTGAACTGATCAGCGCCCACATAATCACGGAACTTGGTGGGGTTGATGTAGTAATTCCAGCAAGCGCCAGTTCCGGGAACAGCGTTCCCGAAGGGAAGTAGGCCACGCTGAAGGCCGATTCTGACGAACTGATCAGATTTACCCATGCACCGGGCGGCTTCCTTCACGCTGATCTTCTTGATGGGCGGTTCCGCAACCGGGGCGGCTCCATAACCCATCAGGTAATCAAAGGAAACGCCGGTTGCATCGGCAAGGGCCTTGATACGGTCAGGGCCGGGGGTGTTCTTCCCGGAAAGGTATTGGCTGATAGCGGCCTTGGAAGCCCCGGCCTGTTCAGACAAGGCGGATTGGCTCATGTTGGCCTGTTCCATAGCGTTCTTCAAACGCTCTGCAAAGGTGGTCATTGTGCGTACTCCTTTCATTTTTCAAGATTTCCGTGTGTAAACACGGCGGACAGTAAGAAATAACATCCAGGCCAATGTCGGACAGCTTTTCGGGATAGGTCAGGGGAAACATTTCCCCACACTTCTTACAGCGAACTTGGCGGGTGATCATCATTGGCTTACCACCTTGAAATGACCGGGTTCCTTCATCGGTTCCACATCCACGGTGGAAACCAAAGCCCACCAATCGGCTTCCGGGTAAAGATTGCGGTCACTTCTCAAAATGGTTCGATCCTTGAAGTGAACGGCCTTCCAATCCTTGGTGTCAATCAACTTCATTGGTTATCACTCCTGTTCTTCAAAGGCCACTTCACATTCCCCACAGAGAACATGAACTTCCTTGGTGGCCCGGATGATGGTTCCGCAACAGGGGCAAACATACTTACGGGAACTTGATCCCCCCCCCCTTCCGGGAACCCTTCAGCGGATTGGTACGGGGTCGAACCAGACAGAACCCGGATTTGCCAAGGGATTTCACGAAGGCTTCAGCTTGCGGGTTCAGGGCGGTTTTGTGCCATCCGTACTTTTCGCCTTTCTCCACGGTCAGGCCGTGGGCTTCAGCGGTTTCTTTGAACTTCCGGTTGTGGTAGGAACCAGAACGGGAAGTGTCCTGAACATTGTCCTGAAGGTTCTGAAGGTGAACCATTTCGTGAAGCAAGGTTCCACAGGTTTCTTCAAAGGGGCGGTTCAGGTATTCGGCACACAGGTTGATTTCGTAATAACCGCCTTCCTTGGTGCCATCTTGCCAAGCCTTCCAAGCGGTACACCAGCCGTAGGCCCCACGGGTATGATCCGGGGAAACGGTGATCACAGGCTTTTCCAACTTCCCTTCAAAGAAGGCTTTGTTGAACTTTGAAAACAAGGTTTCAAGTTCATCAATGACCGGTTTCAAACTGACTTCATTCATGGTGCTTACTCCTATTGAACACTATATGTGCTCGATTTAGTTAAAAAAAAGTTCCTGAACCGAAACGCCAAAGAAATTGGAAATGCGAACCTTCACTTCATCACGGGGAACCCGTTCATCACGCTCATACATGGCATAAGAAGATTTGGTGATCCCAAGTTCCTTGGAGATTTCGTCTTGGGTTCTGCTCCCACGCAGTTCCCGAAGTTTCTTGCCAACACTCATATTTGCACATCCTTTCTTCAGAATTAGAACAGCCAAAGCCCCAACAAGCAATTTCCGGGCGGTCATATCTTTTATATGGGGATTGATACCCAATACCCGAACCCATAAACCGGGGGCGCTCATGTTGTCGCTGTTGCCCTGCCATCATCAGCACCGGTGGGGCGGTTCCGGTGGACGGGCCATCAGGCCCGTTTCGGCTTATTGATTCCAATAGTTAAAATCATTCAAAATATATTCACGATTTTCGGGGGTGTCTGGTAAATTATATCCGCTTCCTTTATTGCCAAGGAACAATTCACCAAAGTCATTGATCCCACAAGAAAGGCCCGTCTGTTTGTTTTCTTTCCAAACTTCCATATCTCACATACTCCTTCCGGGGTGATAATCCGTAATATCATCAACTTCTTTATCAGTAAGCTTCCAATCCCACGGGTTACAGTCGGTGTGATTGATGATGTAATCGAAAGTCCGGGAAGTCTTGACCTTCATCGGATTGACCTTGTACCCGTTGCATCGAAGATCATGAATGAAGTCGGCCTTTGTCCGGTATTCCTGATTGGTGATGAAAACGGTTTTGGTTCCGTCCTTGACTATTGCGCTGAACTTCTTCATATTGTGTTCCCCTTTCGCCGTGCACCTTTTGTGCTCGTCTGATTATCATTATACACGATATGTGCTCAAAGTCAAGCGCAACTGAACACAAATTGTGCACAAAGAAATGTGTTACTAATTGTGCACATCGACGGATTGACTTTGTGCACATAATGTGTATAATGAATTATAGAAAGACTTCTGAAAGGGGTGTACTTATGCCGAAGTTTTCTGATCGGTTCAAGCAATTACGAACCGAACGCCGCCTATCTCAACAGAACTTGGCGGATCAGCTTGGTTTTTCTAAAAGTAGTGTAAATATGTATGAACGGGGCGAACGGGAACCGGGCCTTGAATCTATGGAAACCATTGCTGACTATTTCAATGTTGATTTGGATTACCTCATGGGAAGATCAGACATTCCGAACCGGAATGATTGGTTGAAAAGCATCAATAAATCTGTGGTGGTCGAACCGTCACAACCACAGGTGAAGTTTGATAATATCATCCCAATTTCTACAAAGCGTTTTCGTCTGCTCGGTGACATTGCTTGCGGGAAACCCATTATGGCAAATGAAGAAAAGGAACTGTATGTGGAAGCTGGGGCCAATATTGACGCTGATTTCTGCTTGAAGGCCAAGGGTGATTCCATGATCGGGGCCAGAATCTATGACGGGGATATTGTGTTCATCAGAAAACAGGAAATGGTGAACAATGGCGAAATTGCCGCTGTTATCATTGATGATGAAGCAACCCTGAAGCGGGTGAATTACTATCCCGAAAAAAATCTATTGATTCTGAAGGCCGAAAACTCTAACTATGAAGATTTAGTTTATACCGGGGAACAGTTGGATCATATCATCATTCTTGGTAAGGCCGTGGCCTTCCAAAGTGATATTAGATAGAAGGTGGTTGGTTGAAGAAGTTTTTGAAAGGCTTTGGGATCTTCTTTTTCAGTTTCGGGTTTATCGTCTACACAATCATGTTTTTTACGGAAGCGCCAGAACTCCGCCCCGTATTCATTATGATGGATGTCATTATGGGGTTCTTCCTGTTCCTGCTTCTGCGAAAAAGAAAGCCAAAACAGAAAGCCCCACCCAAAACAGAACCCACCGTTCAGGTTCATTCCAATCTGAACCCGGAACGGGCTATTAAATCCATGCCGGGGGCCTATACCGTAGCAGAAGCCAAAAACCATGTGCGGATTGTTCAAGATTGCTTGAACATCTTTGAAAAGACGAAGAACCTTGAAACATTCTTTTCCCGCTATGAATATGGTATGCAAATAGCCCTGACGGTGGATCAAGCGGCCAAGGCCGGGATCATCCCTTACACATCCGATCTTCCAGCTTCTTTCTTCAAGGCGGCTGATAGTCAGAAAGAACGGGTTTTGTTGGATTCCTATTCCGATCAGAAAGCCAAGATTGATGAATTGAAAACCGCAAAGGCCAAAGCCACCCATTGGAACCGGTATCTGAACACCCTGAAGGAATACGAAGATCAATATTCCATGAACCCTGATTCTGAATATCCTGAAGTTCTGGAACAGGTCAAAGGTGAACTTGCCAAACTTGATCTGTCCACATCCGTTCCGCCGTCCAATCCCTGAAAACACAGGAAAATCAAGGCTTTGGAACAGGTGGAACAGATAAAACGCCGGTTCTCTATATACTCTTTTTCTTTTATATTTTTTTATCTACCCTTTGAAGTAATATAATATCCGTTCCAAGTGTTCCATTCTCTCAAAGCCACACCCCGCAAGGGTTTTAAGCGGAACGGATATGGAACAAATGCAAAAAAAAAATGACCGCCCCCGGTCTTGCACACCGGAAGCGGTCAGGCGAAACAAACCCTTTTGAAGTTAATGTTTCAAACGCCATTGAACATTATATCACATGGGGTTTAGCTTTGCCATACCCAATTTTGAAAGTTCAGGTGATATAATGCGAAATCCAAACGGGTATGGAACGGTTGCAAAGCTATCAGGCCAACGCCGCCGCCCATACATTGTGAAGAAAACCATAGGTTGGAATGACAAAGGCCACCCCATCTATGACATTATCGGCTATGCTGAAACCCGTGAAGCCGGGAACATCATGCTTGCTGAATACAACCGTGATCCTTGGGATGTTGACCGGGCCAAGATCACCCTTCAACAGCTTTTTGACCTCTGGAAAGAAAAGAAGGCCCCGAAGCTGGGGGAATCCAACCGTTCTTCCCTCTGTTCAGCGTTCAAGCATTGTTCAGCGTATGTGAACAAGCCTTATAAACAACTGCGATCCTACCAAATGCAAGAAACCATTGATGGTTGTGGAAAAGGGTATAGCACCCAAGCGGCCATCAAGAACCTGTGGGGCCACCTTGACCGGTTCGCCCTTGAAATGGATATAATAAACCGGTGCTTCTCCGAACTTCTGACTTCTGATCCAATACCGCCCACCAGCCGCCTTCCGTTCACCAACGATGAAATCAAAACGGTGTGGGAACATCAGTCTGATCCTTGGGTTGATACGGTTTTGATCTTGCTATATTCCGGGTGGCGTATCTCTGAATTTCTGAACCTGAAACCTGAAGATATAGACTTGAAGGAAGGCACGATGAAAGGCGGCACCAAAACGAAGGCCGGTAAAAACCGCATTGTTCCCATCCATCCAAAGATCAGGCCCTTGATTGAACGGCGGCTTGCCGAAGGTGGCCCCCGGCTGATCAGCTACAATGGGAAGATTTGCAATCAAACCCAATACCGGATATTTTGGGCGGATATTATGAAGGCCCTGAAGCTGAATCATACCCCGCACGAATGCCGCCACACCTTTGAAACCAAATTGGATAGCGCCGGGGCCAACCGGAAATGTATTGATTTGCTCATGGGTCATGTGTCCAAGGACACGGGAAACCGGGTCTATAATCACAAGACTTTGGACGAACTGAAGGCCACCGTGGAACTGATTCCATAGGGTTCAAACCTGTGAACATTTTAGGCCGCTGAACGCTGAACTATACACACATTAGTAACAAGAAAACCCCGAACCCCTGAAAAATCAAGGGTTCGGGGTTCGTCTGTTTTTATTATACCATGTTTTTCCGCTTTTGAACACCGATAAGGTCATAATTTGTGGCAACTTGACTGCCCCAAAGATGAAACATTTTTCGGTTGCTTGCAAATCCGTTTCACGGCATTATAATAGAAAACAACATTCGGCATATTTGGCGCAGGGCGTGCAGCCCGCGCGGCGCTGTGTGAGATCAGAAAAGAGGGAAATTTATCATGTTGGACATCAAGATCACTCGTACTACCTGCCCGAAGGAAAAGCCGCAGGACGAGTCTAAGCTGGGCTTTGGCAAGAAGTTCACCGACCATATGTTCGTTATGGACTACACCGAGGGTGAGGGCTGGCATGACGCCCGCATCGTCCCCTACGCACCCTTCCAGCTGGACCCCGCTACGGTCGTGTTCCACTATGCACAGGAGATCTTCGAGGGCATGAAGGCTTACCGCACTGCGGATGACACCATCCAGCTGTTCCGCCCCGAGTGCAACGCAAAGCGTATGCAGGACTCTGCCGACCGTCTGTGCATCCCCAAGATCCCTGTTGAGGATTACATCCAGGCCGTCGAGGCTCTGGTGGATGTGGACCGTGACTGGGTGCCTCACGCTGACGGCGCTTCCCTGTATATCCGTCCCTTCGTGTTCGCAAACGATGTGGGTCTGGGCGTCCACGCTTCCAAGCACTACATCTTCTGCATCATCTGCGCTCCGTCGGGCGCTTACTACGCCGAGGGCATCAACCCTGTGCGCATCTACGTCGAAGACGAGTACATCCGTGCCGCTCCCGGTCTGACCGGTTTCACCAAGTGCGGCGGCAACTACGCTGCTTCCATCAAGGCCGGCGAGCTGGCTGAGGAGCAGGGCTACGCTCAGGTGCTGTGGCTGGACGGCGTCGAGAAGAAGTACGTCGAGGAAGTCGGCAGCATGAACATCATGTTCAAGATCGACGGCAAGGTCTACACCGCCGCCAC